TGCTTATTCATTTGGTTATTCATTTTTGTGCCTATTTTGTTCTAATAAAACGGGGAAATATCTTTTTTTTATTTGGTATTCATCGGTTTTTATAATATTGTAGGGGGTAAATTGTATATAGATAATATTTATTTACTCCCCTGTATTTTTATATATTCTGCTGTAAAATAGTGATTTAACTGTTTTTACCTCCCTTTCCCCATAAAACACGTTTTAGATGGCATTGGCAACCGTAGAATCGCTTGCATCCGAAACACGCCCCGACTTGTCCTGTTTAAGTTGTGTAATTGTCTGTTTGAGCATCCCTATTTCCTCTGCCATTTCTCGAATGGTGGAGTCTTTTTCCCTTAAAACATCCAGAAGCTCCCTAAAATTATTGTTAGCTGTTTCTGGAGGAGCTGTTTCCGTTACTACTGGTGTAATTTTTTCGGCTTCTATATCTTTTAAAAGAAAGTCGTCGATTGATATTCTAAAAAACTTAGATATTTCACATAACAAACTCAATTTAGGTTCTGTATTACCCAGTTCATAGTTTGACATTGTACCTTTTTTGATGCCCAGAAACTCAAATTCATCTAATTTAAGTCCCCTACTCTCCCTTAGATATCTAAGATTCTTAGAAAAAACGCTCATAAATCTAAATTATTTGGATTAATACTTTGTTGTCTAAGAAACTTAGACTATATTTGCCACGTGATTAAAGTTTAAACACGCCCCAAAGCTACAAAAAAGGCTTGAGGTAACAATGAGAATTTAAAAAGAAGCAAAATGGAAGTAAAATTTAAAAAGGGACAAAGTGTGAGAATCACCAAGAGAAATGGTGAGATCATTGATGGTATAGTTCGTGACTGGGATTATAACATTTGTACGTTCGTGCGGGAATATAATATCGATTATATGAAAAATGGTCAGGTTTGGACTGTAATATGTGTTCCGGAGGATGCGATAAAGGAGCTTTAATAATTTTCTCGGGCAGTTAGTTCAGCTGGTAGAACAAACTAAACTCCTATAATGGAGAGGTTATGGTCCGCGGTTCGAATCCGCGACTGCCCACTACGATAATTTAAATATTAGATAGTATGAAAGAACGAATAGTTGTAGAATACGGTGAGGTGAATAAAATTGCCGAACTGATGGGCTGTACAAACGTGATGGTGAGTCATGCGCTTGCCTTCCGTAAGAACAGCAAACTGGCCCGTTCCATTCGTAAGCTCGCCATTGAGCGCGGTGGATCCAAAGTAGGTGGTAATCCTCAAAATACAAGTAGCCATGAAAAATGATTTGATGACATTGTTCAGCGACCAGCTGCACTGGTTTGCTCGTCTGAAACGAAAACAGCGCTTTTGCGTGCTTTACTTCTGTATGAGTTTCGGGATCCTGCTCTCTATTTTTTTTATTAATCCGCTGCTGGAACTTCTCGTAGTGTTGAATTTCGGGATCTCCGTGCGGCTGCTGAAGAAGCATGTCCCTTTGAATGATTTAGAGGATTGATAATCAAGCTGGGAGATGGAATACTTTGATAATATATTGTGTGTAACTTACAAAGAGTTGCTGGATATAATGCCCAAAGGCACTTTGAATAGCCAGCTGTCCCGAGAAAAACTGGATGTCGTTTCCCGTGGCGGTGGTGAAAATAATCCGGCTCTGTATGCCTATTCCTCCCTTCCCGAGAAATACAAGAAACGTTGGGTTGAGCGTCATGGCGAACCCGAGAAACAAATGAGACAGGAAATGATCCGTAACATAGTGAAGAAAGACGAGAAGGCCGAGAACTTTTTCGAGGATTACCGTTACGACAAGAACGGTGAGATGGTCGCTCTTCCCGAGGATGTGAAGAAGGAATACACCTGGAACGCTTCGGTGCTGAACGCGTTGATGGAAGAGTTCAAACGCTTGAG